GTTGTAGGCGGTGTTTTTGGTTCAAGTCCTGCTACTTATACAGCTCCAGTAGCCTCTACAACCATAACTGCTTACTATCAAAAACCATTAGGAATAGATTCTGCCTATGTAAGGGTAAATACTAGCTCTAATGGTCAGCCTATTGCCAATGGTGGCTTAGATTACCAAATGGCTGTATTGGCTTTGGATAATTACAACTCAATTGGTCTTAAAACGCTAAACGGCCCTTGGCCTAAAGCTGTTTATTACAATCCAAATGAGCAGTCAGGCAATATTTTCTTATGGCCTAACCCATCTCAAGGCGAAGTCCATTTATTTGCTCAAACCTTGTTTAGCAACTATGGAACGATGTATGACGATATAGTTCTTCCACAGGGCTATTCAATGGCTCTTAGATGGTGTTTGGCAGAGCGTTTGATGCCGATGTATGGCAAAGCATCTCCAACGCAAATAAGCATGATTAATGCTTATGCTGCTCAAGCTAAAGCAACTTTAAAACGCACAAACATGAAGCCTATGCAATCTGCTCAATTTGCGGATGCAATGCTTTCTAGCCGACAAAAGGATGCTGGTTGGATTCTTAATGGTGGTTTCTTTAGATAAGGCTAAAAAATGGCAGATTTTGGCTTTGTTGGGTCAGCTTATGAAGCTCCTTCCATCTATCAAGATGCACAGGAATGTATAAACTTTAGACCTGAAATTGATCCTACAAAACCTCCAGGTTCTAGGGGTGTTGTTGCGCTTTATCCAACTCCAGGCTTAACCAATGTGGTAACACTTCAAAATGCCCAGCAAGTTCGAGGCATGAGAACTGTTTCAGGTGGTGATTACATGGTGGCAGTTTGTGGCCCTTATGTTTATGTCATGGGTTCAAACTTTACTCCTACAATTGTTGGTCAATTGAATACTTCAACTGGTCAAGTTGGTATTACCGATAACGGCTTAAATGTCTATATTGTGGATGGCACTTATCGTTATACATGGCGAATTTCTAACCCTAATTCAGCCGTATTCCAAGGCACAATTAGCGGAACTACTCTTACTGTTACATTAGTTCAAAGCGGAACTATTGCTGCTGGTCAAGCATTGTTTGGCTTGGGAATTACTAATGCAACTGTAATTGTTAGCGGATCAGGCACAACTTGGACTTTGAATCAATCTCATACAATTGCAAGTCCAATTCAAATGAACTCTGCAACAGTAGCTTCAGTATTTACTGGATCGATGTCAGGAACAACATTAACTGTTACTTCTGTAGCAAGTGGCACTTTGTATCCAGGGCAAACAATACAGGGAACTGGAGTAACAACTAAAACAATTATTACGGCATTAGGTAACGGAACAGTTCTGAGCGAAGTTATTGCTAATGGTGGCACAGGCTATGCTGTTAATGAAAACATAAGTGTTGTAGGCGGTGTTTTTGGTTCAAGTCCTGCTACTTATACAGTTACAAGCATTGGCGCAGGTGGTGTTGTTACAGGATTAACAAGAACATTTTCAGGTCAATATACTTCTATCCCTGCAAACAATGTTTCAACATCAGCCGATGGGTCAGGTTCAGGTTTAACTCTAACTTTGACTTTTGGAACAGGCACAGGAACAACTGGTAATTATGTAATAAATAATTCTCAGACTATTGGCTCTCAAACTATGTATGCGTTAAATTTCACAGAAATGCCATCCTCTGATGGTGCTTTCCCTGGTGGTTCTAGCGTTGATATAGTAGATAACTACTTTGTTTACAATTATCCAAACACTCAGCAATGGGCTTCTTCTGATGTTTTATCGCCTATTACCTATGGTTTGTCTTTTGCTTCTAAATTTACAGGCCCTGATGATTTAGTTTCATTGATTGTAGATAATGGACAAGTCTATTTACTAGGTGAAAAAACTTCTGAAGTTTGGGCTGATGCAGGAACATTCCCATTTGCTTTCCAAAGAATCCCAGGCGCTTCTAGTCAGCATGGTATAGCTGCTAAGTTCTCTATGGCTAGATTTGGAAACTCATTTGCTTATTTATCTAGAAATGATCGTGGTCAAGCTGTTATTGTGCAAATGAATGGTTACAGACCACAGCGAATTTCTACCCATGCCGTAGAAAATACCCTTGTTAATCAGAATATATCTGATGCAATTGCCTACACTTATCAGCTTGAAGGGCATGAATGTTATGTAATTAGCTTCCCAAGCCTTGAGCTAACTTGGGTTTACGATGGTTCTACCCAAATGTGGCATAAATGGCTTTGGTGCGATAACCAAAACAACTTCAAGCGCCATCGATCTAACTGCTCTGCCGTATTCCAAGGCTCAGTATTGGTTGGTGATTATGAGAATGGTCAAATTTATAGGCTAGATCCTAATAACTATACCGATAATGGACAGCATATTCGTAGGGTTAGAAGATGTCCTCATTTGGTTGCGGACTTTCAGCGCCAATACTTTGACGAATTGCAGATTCAGTTTCAGCCTGGTGTTGGTTTGCAAGGTGTTGAAACTTTTCCTTTAGGTTCAAATGACATTGGGATTAACCCACAAGCAATGTTGCGTTGGTCAAATGATGGTGGTTCTACATGGTCGAATGAGCATTGGGCTGGTATTGGTAAGGTCGGTAAATACCAAAATCGTATTATTTGGCGCAGATTAGGTCAGGCTAGAGATAGAATTTATGAAGTAGTTGTTACTGATCCTATCAAGGCAGTAATAGTATCTGCTAACTTAAAAGCATCTGTAGGAGAAAACTAATGGCTAATCAAATTTGGGGCCCAAGCCAAGACAATCCTTATCCACAGACTGATTTTTTGGATGAGTTTACGAAAAGACCTACAAGGGCTTGGCAAATATTCTTTTTAAATTTAATTAACTTTACTAAGACATCTCAATCTGCTAACCCAGGTAATTCTGTTTTACCAGCAAATCCAGTAGGATTTATTGAAATGACAGTTGATGGAAAAACCTATAAAGTTCCTTACTACAATGTCTAATCTTCAAGTTATTACCGAAGAAAAGGTGCAAACTTTAGAAAAGCACTTTTTACAAGAAAAACAGGCGGATTGTCCTGTAACTCATATATTTGCTCCAAATATCTATATCAGACAGGTAGCTATTCCAGCAGGAACTTTTTCTATAGGCCATTATCAGACTACTGAGCATTTAAACATTATGCTTAAAGGTAGAGTAACAATGGTAAATGAGGATGGTTCTCATTCAGAATTAATAGCTCCGCAAACTTTTGTAGCCAAGCCAGGTCGAAAAATTGGCTATATACATGAAGATATGATTTGGCAAAATGTCTATTCAACCGATGAAACTGATGTTGAAAAACTAGAAGCTATGTTTTTGCAAAAAAGCATTACATGGCAAGAGAATCAAAAATCACAACAATTGCTTCTTACTTTAGACCATTCTCCTGATATTGCTGATTATTATTTGGCTATTGCAGAATATGGTTTTGACCATGAAACAGTCAGAAAGCAGACAGAAAACCTAGAAGATCAAATTCCTATGCCTTTTGGCGATTACAAAATAATGATTGCCAACTCAAATATTGATGGGAAAGGGGTATTTGCCACAGGAAATATTGAAGAAGGCGAGATTATTGCTCCAGCTCGTATTGATGGCAAAAGAACTCCAGTTGGAAGATATACAAATCATGCAAAAAGTATTAACGCAATCATGGTTTTAAGGGATAATGGAAACATTGATTTAGTGGCAAAAAAGGCTATTAGTGGATGCAAAGGCGGTAATTTAGGTGAAGAAATTACTATTGATTATCGGCAAGCCATTAGCCTTGCAATAAGGAGAGATTAAATGTCAGGAGTCGCAACGGCAGTCGTAGCTGGATCAGTTATTACTGGTGCAATGGGCGCTAAAGGGCAGAGAGATGCTGCTCAAACTCAAGCAGATGCTGCAGCTAGAGCGCAAGATCAACTGTTAGCTGCTGGTCAAGAGGCTAAAGAAGGATATGCTCCTTATACAGATATTGGGAAAACAGCCCTTTCTGATATTACAAAGCAATCCCCTTATTTTCAGCAACAATTTACTAATAAAGATTTAAATTCTTATTTAGCGCCTGGCTATGAATTTAGACTTGGTCAAGGTCAAAAAGCTAATTTACAAGCATCTAATTTAACTGGTGGTGCTGTAAGTGGTAATGCTTTAAAAAGCCTTCAAGACTATAGCCAAAACTTTGCTTCAGGTGAATATGCTAATGCTTTTAACCAATTTCAGTCACAAAGAACCAATATTTATAACCAATTAAGCGATATTGCTAAGATTGGTCTTACTGGTCAGCAAGGAACTGCAAACGCAATTCTTGGAACTGGAACAAACATTGCAAGTATTACTAGCGGTCTTGGAAATGCTCAAGCTGCATCACAGATTGGTCAAGCCAATGCTTTAAGCGGAGCTGTCCAAGGTGCGACAAATGCTGCATCTTATTACGCTATGAACAATATGAATAATCCAGCAGCAATGCAAGCCCAATTAACGGCTGGTGGTTATGGTTCTAATGCTTATAGCAATTACATGAGCAATCCATCAGTAAATCCAGCTTCATCAGAATTTATTGGCCCTAGAGTTGCATAAGGAATAATCATGCCATCAATTACTCAAATTGCAGATCCAAGCATTTATCAGACTCAAACAACTGCTCCAAAAGGAATGTCTTTGCAAGAATTGACTGATCTTGGAAGAACTTCTACTGCATTGCAAAGAGAAAAGGCTTTAATGCCAGCTCAGATAGAGCAAGGTTTGGCTCAATCTAGAACTGCTGTTACTCAAGCTGATACTGCAAAGCTAGAAAATAATTACAAGCACATGACTGCTATTATTCAGCAACAGCAAACTTTGCTTACAAAGCCTGATTTGACTGCTGATGACATTATTAAATCGGCTACAGAGCAAGCTGAACGATATGGAACTCCTAAACAGGCTTTGGATCAGGCTTTAGCAGGTATTCCTGTTAATGGTTCTCCTTCTGAGCTAAGAGCTTATTTAGCCACTAATTTAGCTAAAACTTTAACTGCTTCAGGTCAGCTTGAAAAAATGTTCCCAGGTGGTGTATTACCTTCTCAGTTGCCTGCTGGTGGTTATACGCAATCTCAAGCAACAACAGGAGAAACAACTGCTCCAAAAACAGGTGTAACTGCAACTCAGATGAATCAGCCTTCTAAGTCTGAGATTAGCAAGCCTGTTCCATTGTCTTATCCTGTTAGACAAGCTGGTCAAGCCTACACAGCACTTCCACAAGAGGAAGATGAGCGTAAGATTGGAACTGCCACAAAGTCAGCTCTTATTGCTAGACAGGCAGATATTCCTCAGTCTAAAAGAAGTATTGATGAAGTTATTAAGAAAGCTGCGGAACTTGAGAAAGAAGCTATTTTTCCGACTTCAGGATTTTTGGGAGTTACTGAAAGAGGAGTTTCAACTTTCTTGGGAACTGAGCAAGGTATTCGTTACAAAGAGCTTTCTAAAGACTTGGCTAATGCTCAGATTGCAAACATTACGGCTTCAGGTGGCTCATTGGCTACCGATGCTGGTAAACAGTTAGTAAGAATGGCTAACGGAGATGAAACATATCCTCCTCAAGTTTTAATTGAAATTGCTCGCAGAACTCAAGCTGATATGCTTGCTCTTGATTCAAAAGCAACTGCCATTAAAAAGTTTTCTGATAAATTTGGTGATTCAAACATTAGCGCATTTAATCAAATGTGGTCTAAAAATGCTGATCCTAAGATTTTCCAACTTAAAAACATTTTTGAAGATCCAAATATGTCTGCTGAAGAAAAGGCTAAAGCTAGAGATAAATTAATTGGAACAGATAAAAAACAAATACAGATTTTTAATGAGAAATACAATAACATTAAGAAATTAGAGCAAACAGGGTCTTTATAATGGATGACTTTAGCCAATTCTTAATGGGTGGACAGGCAAAATCTGCTCCTCCTCCACAGCCAAATCCAAGTAAGCCGAATCAATTCAATGTTGGTAATTTAAGACCAGTAGGACAATCTACTGGATTCCAACAGCCTGCCAGTTATGAAGAAGGCATCAAGGCTATGGATGACAATTTAAAAATCTATGGCACTAAACACAAAATTAACACTTTAAGAGGTGTTATTTCTAGGTATGCTCCATCATCAGAAAATGATACAGAAGGCTATATTAATTTTATAGCGCAAAGAACTGGTTTAAAGCCTGATCAAGAAATTGACCTTACTAACCCTGCTGTTCGTCATGTAATTAGTGGCCCTATGATTTTGATGGAAAAGGGCGGTCAAAACATTTTTGGTAGCAAATCAACAGTTCAGGCTAAATCTCAAGACCAAGGCGATCCATTTGCTAATTTTATGATGGGCGGTCAGGCGGAAGAAAAGACTGCTGAAGGCGGTAAACCAACAGAAGTGAAGAAAAATACACTTCCAAAGCTAGACAAGAATCAAAAATTCCATGAGATTTTTAGTAAGAAAGATAAGGACATAGCAAAAGAAACTGTAGCTCCTTTAGCATCTTTGGCAGATACAATTGTTGGAGTTGTTCCTGGGGTTGTTAGCTCTGTTGCTTATCCTGTAGCTAGAGCATTTGGTCAATCTCCTGAAAAGGCTACTCAAATTGCTCAAGGTCTATCTGAGCCTATATCTCAGCCTTTTGGTAAGGCATTAGGGGTTAAGGAAACATCCGCTTATAAGACTGAAGCTAGTCGCAGAGCTATGGATGCAATTGGTCAATTTATTGGCGAAAGCTCTGAATCTATTTCTCAAAAAACTGGCATCCCTAAAGAGGATGTGGAGAACATGATTGGCACTCTTTCAACTGCTGCTGGAGCTAAACTTCCAAAAGCAGGGCAAGCGTTACCTAAATTAAAAGAACAGTTTGAAAAGAGCTTTCCTAAGTTTGAAGAAACAGTTCCAGTTGCTCCTGCTGCTGCAAAGCCTCCTATGGCTGGAGTTGGTGCAGCTAAGACTGAAATTAATCCTTATGTTGGTCAAATCACAGGAGAAGAATCAGCTAGAGGTCAATATCCAACTGTAAAACTCAGCAAAATTAAAGAAGATGTTGCTCCAACTGAGCAAGCATTGAGAGCTGATATTGCCAATGAAGTTCTTGGTAATACTGGTCAAGTTCGTAGTGGTGTAATTACTGGCAACGAAAATATTTTGCGCCAAGAATACACAGAAGCTCGATCAGCCAATCCAACTCCTAAAAGCGAATTATTGAAGAAGCAAATTGCTGATGAGCAAAATGCTTTGACTAAATATGCTGAACAAAGGATTGAAAATACTGGCGCAAGCAAGAATTTACCTTCAGATTATGAGCGTGGTCAGCTTATGAATGATGCTATTGCTGGTGATGATGGCTTAACAGGATTTTTAAGACAACAAAAGCAAATGCTTTTTGATGAGGCTCGCAATAAAGTAGGAGATAACCCTATTCAAACAGACTCTGTTAATAAGTTATTGCAAAACAAGCAATTTAGAGCTGGTTTAGGCTTAAAGAACAATGAAAGTGTTGCAAAGAGCGCAGAGCAATTAATTGAATTGGCTAGAACTGTTGGCTTTGAAGATAGAGCTGGCAATATATTGCCTCCTAATAGTATTGCTTCATGGAAAGCCGTAAGAGAGGCTTTAAATGCAGAATGGACTAAAGATAATGCCTCAACAATAGCTAAAATTAATAACGCTATTGACCAAGATATTGCCAAGGCTGGCGGTTTAGATTTATACAAAAAAGCAGACAATCTTCATAAAGCTGAAAAGAAGATATTTGAATCCAAAGGAATTAAAACTTTATTTGGTGATGTAGATCCAAATGGAGTCCAAACTGGAACTGCTTTTGAGTCTATTCCTAAAAAACTTAATTCAATGCCTGTTGATCAATGGAAACATATTTACGATACTTATGATGAAATTTCTAAAGGTCGGATTCGTGGCGCTGATTTTGATTTAGAAATAACCCCTGAGTTAATTCAATATGCTCAAGCTGCTAAAGCTGAAATGCGTGGAGCTTTGGCTAGAGAGATATACCAAGCTGGAGCTGGTAAAGCAGGTGTATGGAATCAAAACTCAGTAAACAATATTCTTAATGCTAGAGCCAAAAAGATTGAACACGCTTTTAGCCCTGAAGAACAAAAGGCTTTTCATACATTGAACTATGCAGGCCATATCATGCCAGGAGTTCATGCTTATGAAGGTGCTGCTCTACAAGGTCAAAGAGTCAATAAGTTTGCTGAAAAATTCCCTATGATTGGTAGAGAAACAGGAGCTGCGACTCGCATCCCATTTGGTGCAACAATTGGCGAAAAGATTGGTGAAAAAGCTGCTCAGTTTACTATTGGCAAATCTCAGAAAAAGCAAGCAACTGAACTTCAAAAAGAAATGACAAAAAATGCCGAAAAAGGCAAAACTAAACTTAAAGATATAGGCAAGGAATAATCATGGCATCAGTTCTCTTATCCCCTTATGGTAATGGTCAGCAGTTTTTTGACAACAATGGAATCCCTTTGGCTGGAGGCTTGATTTATACATATCAAGCAGGATCTTCTACCCCATTAGTAACTTATACAGATAATGGTGGAACTATAGCTAATGCCAATCCTATTGTTTTAGATGCTTCAGGCAGAACTCCTCAAGAAATTTGGTTGCTAACTGGTTATTCATATAAATTTATTCTTAGAGATGCTGATGGTGTATTAATTCAAACTTTGGACAATATTTATCCAATATTGCAAAACGCTCCAACAACATCACCAGCAATTCCTACTGGTGGAATTATTATTTGGTCAGGTTCTACAGGCTCTATTCCTAGCGGATGGTTGCTTTGCGATGGAACAAATGGCACTCCTGATTTGAGAGATAGATTTATTGTTGGCGCTGGCAATACTTACGCTGTAAACGCAACTGGCGGATCTGCTGATGCAATTGTTGTCACTCATACTCATACAGCAACATCAACTTCAGTTGTTACAGATCCAGGCCATACTCATAATATTCAAAATCAAAATCAAGGAACAGTTGATTCTGAATTGCAATCTGCTCGAGGTAATGGAACAAATCTTTATACAGTTCCAACAGATTCAGCAACAACAGGTATAACAGTTGCAACAACTACAACTAATGCAAGCGCAGGAACAAGTGGCACAAATGCTAATTTGCCTCCTTACTATGCTTTGGCATACATTCAAAAGAGCTAATGTATGGATAATCAGATTGACCTAGTCCGTTATGGGGTTTTGTGGCAGAAGGTGGAAGGCTATGAAAAACAGTTTGATGATATGTCTAAAAAAATGGACAAAATGGAGTCAAACATTGAAAAATTGCTAGAAAACCAAGCCCATCAAAAGGGCGCTGGCTGGTTGGCAATTGGTATGCTCTCAGTTTTATCCACTATTGGAGGCTGGTTTATTCATTGGTGGATTAAATGAGAGAAATAATTACCATTTGGGTTGTTTTAATTGGTGTTGCATTTGCCTATTCAGCAAAAGCCCAAGATACAACTATGGTGATGAAATATCAAGGGCAACCAGTTCCTTCAGCAATTGCTCCTTCAATGTCCGCTTTTAGCCAAGATGTTTGCGGTATTCCTGTAAGTGGAGCTATTAGCTCTACAGTTATTGGTGTTTCAGGTGGCTCTGTCTATACAGACTCAAACTGCGAAAGAATCAAGTTAGCTAAAACTCTTAATGATTTAGGGCTAAAAGTTGCTGCCGTATCAACTTTATGCGCTGATGATAGGGTTTGGGATGCAATGATGATGTCAGGAACTCCATGCCCTATTGATGGCTTAATTGGCGATGAAGCTCGTAATCAATGGATTAAACAATCTCCAAAGAAGTTTGAGAAACTATATGGCAAAGTTCCTAGCCTCGTTGCTGTTCCTACTGGTAACAAGTAATGTTCAAGCAGCTTGTTACGCTAATTCGTGGACTAATGGAATACCAGTTTACGGCTCAATCTTTGCCAATGGTGGGGACAGTCTGCAATTTTGCCAATCACTTGCTTGTCAAATCTACCCAAGTATGCAAGGTTGTCCACAAGCAACTCCTATCTGCACTTCAACTTTTATTGAAAAAACCGAAAGTTGTCCTCCAAACTATAGCGGAGCAAAAAGGTCAAAACAGGAAACTAAAACCTGTAGCGATGGAACAGTTACACAGTATGCTTGGCAACTTTTCTCAGATACTTGCGTATTGAATCCTCCATCATGCCAAACAACAAGCCAACAACAAACATTAAGCTGTCAGACAGGATATACAGGAATCATCACTCAAACTCGAACATCGACTTGTCCAAATCCTTACTTACAAGCCGTTATGGGCGATTGGATAACAACGACAAACACTTGCGTAAAGAGCGTAACGAATCCTACAAATGTGATGAGTCCAGTAAGCCCTGTATCGCCTGCGAACCCTACAAGCGTGGTGAATCAGAGTTCCAACATATCTGCCCAAACAACCCAATCCTCAGTTGCAATTGCTCAGATCCCAAGTTCTGTTCAGAACTCTCCAACGACAATGGATGGATCAAATGTCCTGAGTCAGGCAAAATCTGCTCCATCATCGACTGCCCAAACGGATGTAAAGGTGACTCCACAAGTGGATCAGAAAGCAAAAGTAAGGTCGGTGGTTGGCCTTGTGCTGTCATTGGAAACCATAGTGAAGCCAATGATGACTCAGCCTAGTGTATTTGCTGAACCTCAATTGGTTCAAGGATTGCCAAATGAGATATTGTTTAGCAATCAGTTGTTCTTAGATGTTTATGGACAATCTTTTTACAATCAAACAGATAAACTTAATCAAATTATTAAAGATGGGGTGGAGTTAGAACAATGAGCGATTTAGACAAACTAGACAAAGTCCAAGGCTTTGTAGAAAAGTGGGTAACTTGGGCTAAACAAAATACCATGATTGCTGGCATATTAATCACAGGAATTCCTGCAATCGGTGCTTTTAGCTACCAGGCAATTACAAAATTTAATGAAGTAAAAGCAATGTATGAGGACTTTGATAGCGTATCTTCCAATGCTTCTTCATCAAAGCGCAAAGTTGAAGCCCTAGAAGAAAGGGTTCAAGAGCAAAGAGAAACCATTATTAAGTTGCAAGAGAGATTGAATTACGCAGTAATGGACTCTAGAGAGGCAAAAATTGTTTCAGAGTCAGTCCAAAAAGAGCTTAGAGCTGGGTTATCTGCTCAAAAAGTAGAGCTAGAAGTTACCAGTTCTTCTTTGCGGTCAGAGATGAATACATTAAAAAGAGCAACAACTAATCGATTGGGGAACTAAATGTTATCTTTATTTTCAACCTTGGGCGGTCTGTTAATTTCAGGTTTGCCAAAATTATTAGACTTTTTCCAAGATAAAGCCGATAAAAAGCATGAGCTAGAGTTGGCTCAAATGCAGACTGAGCGTGAGCTACAGATGCTAGAGCGTGGATATTTGGCTCAAGCCAAAGTTGAAGAAATACGCACAGATCAGATTGCCATTAACGCTGATATGGAAATGACTAAAGCAGCTTATGAACATGATGCCAAGGTTATAGAAAGAGCTTCTCCTTGGGTTGCCTCATTTGTAGGAACTGTCAGACCAATGGTGACTTATTTGTTCGTGATTGAATTGTTTGTAATTAATGTGGGTATTGGGGTTTATGCCTTTACCCATCCAGGCATCATTAACAATATTGACGATTTAATTAAGATTGCTCAAGAAATCTTTAGTGATGATGAAATGGCTATGCTTGGCGGTATTATTGGCTTTTGGTTTGGCTCTCGTAATTGGGGTAAGAAGTGAAAGTAAGCTCTAAAGCCATTCAAATGATTAAGCATCACGAAGGTGTAAGACAAAAGCCGTATAAATGCCCAGCTAAATTATGGACAGTTGGTGTAGGTCATGTTCTGTATCCAAGACAAGGAGCATTAAAGCTAGAGGATCGAGATAGTGTTCCCCTAGAATATAAGGATGATCGAACATTTACTATGGAAGAAGTAGAAAACATCCTCAGAGGCGATTTGGAGCGTTTTGAGCGTGGTGTTGAGCGTTTCTGTCCAGTTAAACTTACTCAGGGCCAATTTGATGCTCTTGTTAGCTTTAGTTTCAATATTGGCTTGGGTGGATTGCAAAGATCAACTCTTAGGCAAAAGGTTTTAAGAGGCGATTTTGAAGGTGCTTCTAATGAGTTTTTGAAATACACTATGGGCGGTGGGAAAGTCTTAAAAGGCTTGGTAACTCGCAGAAATGACGAAAAAGCGTTGTTTTTATCTTGAAAGGGTAAAAAATGAAAGAATCAAAAGCAGTTCAAAAAAGAGAAGAAGCTCAAGTTATTAAGTTGCGTAATGCAATTTATGAGGTAAAACAAGAGCTAAAGAAACATGAAAAAGAACCAATGAGTAAGGCGCATCCTGAAAGCAAGTCCAAAGGATCAAGCCAAAAAGATGCGCCTATGCCATCGATGCGTAAGTATTAAAGTTTCTTTAACTTAGCCTCAACTTCTTCTAAGGTGTGGATTCTGCTTTTAGACCAAGCTAGACTCCATACCCTTAAAGCAACATCGTTTGGATTAAAGACATCAGGAAAAGTTTCAAAAAACTGCTTTTCGCACTCATTTTCAGGTATTGCCATATCTCCTGCAAATGGAACTTTTTCAATAATCATTTAATCCTCGCTACTTTGGCTTTACGCAATACGGCCTCATATTGTTCTTTGGCTCGATCATCTAGCTTACGCAATGGAAGGTTTTGCCAGTAAGACCATTTATCTCGATATTCTTGTTGCTCTGATGGAGGAGTCCAGCCATTTAGCCTCCATCTAGCCGTAATATCTGTTCCTGGTGCTGTCCAAATGTGTTCAGTCATCATCTCTCCTTAAAATGGAATGTCATCTTCAATACTAGCCAAATCTGTTGGCTGTTTTGCAGTTGGATTAGCTCCTTTTTCTTCAGGCTCATTTAAATAAGCAAGAATAGAACCTTCTTTCATGGCAAACATGGGCAAAGACTCAATTTTTAACATTAAACCATGCTTGGTTTCCATAACGATACCAATGGTCTGATAGCGTTTTTTCATACTGCCATCATCGCCTTTGAACTCAGATACTGCTGCTTTAATAAAATATTTAACTGCCATTTCGTTTCTCCATTAAATTAACTTCTGCTTCTACTTCACTTAAAAATTGCTTGATTTCTTCTTCCATGCTCAAAATGAACTCAGGATCTCTAGGAACATTCACAATCAGCAACTGGCTTCTTTCAGGCATCCTTGGGTCAAAAGATACAAAGTCGCACCATTTAGCGCCTGTAACTGCCATTTGAGCTTGCATCTGAATAAAATACTTTTGAGGCGGTTCATTAGCCTTGATATAGCTCCAATGCGTAGCTGAATTAGGGCATTTAATCTCAATAAGCCCATCAGGGCCTACAAGGCCATCAGGAGAGCAACCAAAGCCAACAATAGATGGGTGGTCAATAAAAGCAACCTGATCCACAAAGTTATTGGTTTTAACTTCATACGCAACCCTGGCTTGAGGCTCGGTTTGAGTTCCCCATTCCATTGCTGAGTTGGTATAAGATTCTTCTATGGTCTTTGTAACTCGTTGCAAGGCAAGCTCAATCAGGTAGTTATTGCGACTAGCTGAAGGCCCTGTCTTTGTCTTTGCCAGTATGTCAGCAACCCTTGAAGCCGTAACTTTTCCCAAGCGAAGCTGATGCCATTCAGGAGTTCCCTGTTGCACAGTTTGATTTTCTTTAGTCATCACTTATCCATCCAAATGTAAATAATCATTGCAATCACAGCAATCCAAAAGACTGCTCCAGTTAGCGCCAAAACTAATATTAGTAAATTCAACATTAGCTTAACTCTAGTTTTTTGGCATCTTTAGCAGATGCAATTTTGGCAACGGCTGCTTTATCTTTTAAAAGAACACCATAGGCTTTGCTGTAAGCATCCTTTAATTCCGCAATCGTTTTGCATAAATTGATTTGTTCTAGCCAAAAATTAGTTGCTTCTGTTAGATCAGGAGCTTCCTCATCAATAGCTTCAGAAGGCAAATCAGAGCCAGCGTAGATGTATAAGCCAATACCAAAGGTGGCAATACACTTGGCAAGGCATCGCATTTGAGAATCGCTAACTTTTCTTGCATCAGGGTTTTTAATAGCCTGGTTGCGATTGTCCATTACTGGCAGTTGCATCTTCATAGTTTTGCCAAGAGCCGTAACTGAACAGGAAACCATTGCGGATTCATTGAAATAAACAATATCTCCCCATTCCCAAGTAGCCAATGGATCATGCTGAAGCAAGATGTCCACAGCATAAGTCCATGAAAGGTAGGTTAGATTGCCTTTGCGCTCTGTAAACTCGTTTACATTGATTTTGCGTAATTCGTTATAGTTCATCACTTTTTCCTTTAGTCGTGTAAATAACCAGCAGCGTAATCTTCTTGAGCGTGCTCTTGAGCAAATAGCTCCATGCGCTCATAAGCCATGTAAAACAACTTTTTGCCAAGAGCCTCGTAATCTCTTTCAGTAATATGCTTTTTAAGCATTTCCTCAATGATTAATCGGTCAGCTTCTTTAGCTTCTGCGATGCACTCGGAAAAAGTATCGTAATTTGTGGGGTCGTAGTCTGATTGCAATAGGTCTGATACTCGATCAGCAATCAAATCGCCTGAATCGTCATCTTCAGGCTCGTAATAGCGGTCATTGTTAATCATTAGAAGCCTCCTGTTCTGTAGATATAAACAAGAGCTAATGTAATGCCGATAAATGCTCCTAAGAGCGTTGCGCCTAATATTTCTAGGTTTGTTGGTTGTTTCATCACTTTCTCCTTCATCACTTAGTTAAATTACTGCTTTCCAAATTTTGCCATCTTCATAACTTCTAACCCAAATGTATTTGGCAGTTGTCTTTTCAACCAAGCCAGTAACTACATTTTCTTTGCTAGAAGATTTATATGATTTGCCGTTGTAGGCAATTAGTGTTACTTCGCATCCGTTGCTATATTTCATTTTCTTTCCCTTCATCACTTGTTAATAAAATTTGCTGCGTTAAGTAGAACTATACACGAAAAGTGGGTTTGTGTGCAATATTTATATTAGGACAATCCCTAATACGAATAATTATTGCTTTTTACCAAATTATGCTAACATTACGACAAATTAGGAGAAAACATGAATCAATTTAAAGAATTACAGATGGAGTTTGGCTCATTAGCCAGTATTGCCAGCAAGCTAGGTGTTAGAGAATCAGCCATTTATCAATGGGTTGCTAGGGGTCGCATACCTTTAAAGCACATTAAAACTTTAGTGACTTTGTCTGAAGGCCGTTTGACCAAAGAAATGCTAAGACCTGATCTTATTAAAAAGGACTGAAATGCACTATTACAACTTCAACATTGGGGATTATATGAAGCATACGCTTCACTTAACTCCTGAAGAAGATTTGGCTTACAGAAGGCTTTTGGATATGTATTACGATACAGAATGTCCAATACCCAATAATATCCCATTGGTTAGCCGTAGGTTACGCATGGATTCAAAAGTTGTTGAATCTGTTCTAAATGAGTTTTTTGAAGCAAGTGATGAAGGCTATAAAAACTATCGTGCTGATGGTGAAATTGCGGATTATCACAAGTTTTTAGAAAAACAAAAATCGAATGGAAGGCTTGGTGGCAGACCTAAGAAGGGTAAGAAACCCATCGCTAACCCAGCGATAACCCAAGACGAACCCAAAAAAAGCCTAAACAACAAACAACAAACAACAAACAACAAACAAATAAATACTACTCCTAAAGTCGTAACCCCTGAAGGGGTGTCTGATGATTTATGGAATGATTTTTTGGTTTATAGAAAAAGATTGAAAGCTCCTATAACTGATCGAGTTCTTGCAAGATTGGTAAAAGAAGCCAATTTAGCCAAAATGCCTTTGTCTGAAGTATTGGAAACAATCATGTTTAAGGGCTGGCGCTCTTTTGAGGCTTCATGGGCTACTCAAGCAGCTCAGAAAGCCACAGAAATGCCTCTAGGAACAGAGAAGCAGATTGAGGAGGCATACAGAGTTGAATGTGGAGGAAATCCTACTACAGCTCGTTTTAATAGCTATTTTGAGATGAAGAAGTTCATCCTTGATTACAGGGATAAGAAAAGGAAGGTTGCGTGAATTATTTAAGTGTTTGTTCAGGAATCGAGGCTGCAACTGTAGCTTGGCATGATTTAGGCTGGAAACCAGTTGGATATAGCGAAATTGAGAAATTTCCTAGTGAAGTGTTAGCTCATCATTACCCTGATGTGCCTAATTTTGGCGATATGACTAAATACAAGGAGTGGAATATAAATGGAACAGTTGGACTTTTGGTCGGAGGAACTCCCTGCCAATCATTTAGCGTTGCAGGTCTTAGGAAAGGACTTGAAGATCCAAGAGGAAATCTTGCGCTCACCTATGTTGGAATTCTTGACCGATTTAGACCCAAGTGGTTCATTTGGGAAAACGTGCCAGGCGTCCTTAGTTCAAGTGGAGGAAGGGATTTTGGCTCCTTCCTCGGAGCGGTTTCTGAACTCGGGTATGGGTT